CAGCCACACAAGTGCAAATAGAGGTGACTACATGAGAATGCGGCATGTTCATTCCCAACGTCTTGAGCGTTGGCTCGGTACTGATCGCGTAGAGAAGCTCAGTCGAGACTTTCGTGACTGGTATGGCCCGCCAGTTCATCTGATCGATGTACCTGGTTCCGTGCGAGTCACCAAGGGTGGTGAATTCATTGGCCCATTCGAATACGGTTACTTCGGCAGTGCTGCCGATAACTTCCGTGACTACATTCGTCGAGTGTGGAAAGAACTGGGAGTCCACCAGCCCGCACTTGCTGCAGCCGGATTCACGAGTATCAGTGATGCATTAGCACGTGCATCTGGCGGGTTTCAACAACACCTGAACGGCAACATTGCCAAATCAGGTCCTACAGGTGTTGTAGGTGTAGCATCAAGTCTCTGGCGTGTAGGTGCACAACCTACTGCTGGTGGTGCAGGTTCTGCAGCTCCTGCTGGTCGTGCGCCTACGAAAGCTACAACAGGTGCAATGGCCTTCAACAATCCGGCCAGTGGCACTCTACATCTGACAGGGGCTGATTTCAGCGCGTCAGTCATCAATAACTCTCTGCTCATCTATGACCGCATTTTCGATGTGGCCAAAACGATGAACAGTACAGCTGCTGAATCTGTTACAGGTGTACCAACCAGATACCAGAGTTCTACGCCAAGTGCTGACGACTATGCTGGTGGTAACTTCCTCATGATTGAGGTTGGTGGCACTGCTCTTGCAGCCACAGCTCACAACTGGTCGAGTTGCACTTATAGAAATCAAGCCGGTACAGATGCCCAAGCCTTACCAACTGTTACAGGCAACTCTGGAGCCATCGTTGATCGTTTAGATCAGCCCGTCAATACATGGTTCTGTCCATTAGCTGCCGGTGACAGTGGCATCATGGACTTAGCCAATATCCAATGTTCTGCAGCTGTTGCTACAGGTGCAATCAACTTCGTGATCGGTCACCCACTAGGTGTGATGCAGTTCCCGATCATCAACTCTCTGCTGCCATTCAATTGGCTTACAAATCGCAACTTAGCTCCACGCATCTTTGCTGATGCATGTGTGGCTCTGCTGGAACTTCCAAAACCAGCTACAACTGCTACAACTTATAGCGGCCAGCTTTACGCCGTGGGTGCTGCGTGATCGATGTAATTAGTCTATTGAAGCAAGTCCCCGGTACTGGGGACGGCTTCAATGATGGATGGTTTACACCATCCAGGACTAGTGTCGACCCTACAATACCTTACGATCCATTAGCTGCAACTGGAGATCCAGAGCCTACTACAGGTATTAGAGCCGTTTTAACATGGCTTCAAATATCTAGTAGTGGCACGACTCCAGTAACAGTTACTACGTCTATTGATACTGCGATTCAAGCGCCTCGCAGTACATCATTCAGTCTTGCATTAGCTGTACAACAGGCTAATGCATTGACGTCTTCAATAAACACTGCTATTGCAGTACCTTCGACACTATCTAATAGTATCGATCTTGCTTTACAAGCTGCAATAACTGCTACATCGAATTTAGATGTGGCCATAAATCAGGCACGCACAGCTTCTGTTGTAGAAGATCTGGCTATCCAGATTGCAAGATCGATTACACATGTAATCGATACAGCCATTAGTCAAGGGCAAGTAAGTTCTACAGTTATCAATACTGTAATTCAGCAGGCACTGAATGCAGTAGCTAATGTAGATTTAGCTGTATTACAGAGTAATACACTTTCCACTCAAATCAGTTTAATGGTGCAGGCTATTACGTCTGCAACATTTTCTATTGATCTCCAAATCCAGGTTCCATCAACACTGTCTGTAGCTATAGATGCGGCAATTCTTGCCGCAAAAACTGCTACACCTCAGATAGATACCGCAGTCCAAAGTGCACAAAATAAAGCTGCATCCATAGATGCGGCAGTGCTTGCAGCTAATACACTGAATATATCTGTTAATACAGGTATATCTCAATCATTAAATACATCTGCCACTGTAGATACAGTGGTGCAACAGGCTAGATCCGCTACATCTGACTTACAGGCTGCTATTCAGCAGAATAAAACTGCTACGTCTGTGATTGAAGCGGCTATTCAAGCTGCTACAGTCAATACATTATTGCTGGATACAGCAATTCAACGTCAGAATTTAGCTAATGCATCAATAAATGCGGCTATTCAGCAAGCATTTAATGTTGTAGCAAGCATAGATTCTGTTATTGCACTATCACAACAGTTATCTACACAGATAAATCTGATGGTGCAAGCTGCAACCACTGCAGCATTCTCTATCAGTCTTCAAATTCAAATACCTAGTTCGGTCGTTGTAGCATTAGACCTGGCTATTCTTGCTCAAAAATCTGATACAGTATCTATAGATACAGCCATACAATTGGCTAGACTAGCTCAGGCTAGCATAGATACTGCTGTCAGTCAAGCTAGGGCTGCTCTGACATCTGTCGATGTTCCTGTTCAAGCATCACACTCTTTACAAACATCGATTGATGTAGCAGCACAAATATCACGTAATGCCTCTGCAGTATTAGACACTGCCATTGCATCATTACGCTCTGCAAGTGTCAACCTCAGCATGCAGATTCAGGCTGGATTCACTCAATCTAGCCTGATTGATATTGCAATTTCTCAGGCACTTGCAGCAACAACAGCCATAAGTGCGGCTATTCAACTGAGTAATCAGGCTTCTACGGTTTTAGATCTTGTCGTAGCACTTCACAATCAAGTGATATTTGATATAGATCTTCTTGTGCAAGCTCGTAGATCTGTGATAGCAAGTCTCAGTCTGTATGTGGATGATGGCTCATCCATAATACCTAGTCCAAATAGAACTGTAGGAGTTGATGCACAGGGTCGAACTGTGTATGCTGCCTATGGTCGTACTTACACAGTGCCAAGTAGGTGACATATGAGTTTCACAACCGAACCAATCACCAAATTGCCAATGATAGTCAAAGATCCTCAAAATGATCTAGACTATACTGTGTCATTCGTCGATTTTCTCGCTGAAACTGGTGATACGATAGGAAATATCGAGGTCACCTCTGAATCCGGCAATTGTACTATTCATGATCCAGTCACAAATGGTGGTCGTGTAACTGCAAGAATTGCAGGCGGTACAGATGGTCGAATCGAACCAATAAAATACAAAATTACAACGGCAATTACGCCGGTTAAGACTGCTGAAAAAACCATCCTTCTCAAAATTCAGCAGGAGTAGCCATGAGTCCATTAGACCTCATTCGTTCACGTGATGGCAGTATGTCCCTGACAAAACTGTCTGCCAGCACATTCCACTTCTCACTTGCAACTACTGTTGCATGGCTGACATTCAAGACGCAAGCATTCAATGAGACGATGTGGCTGCTGTATGCTGGAATTGCAGTGGGCCATGCCACCTATGATAAAACAATGGCTACAGTCAAAGACTTCAAGGACAAGAAGTTAGAGACTGGAGGCATTCTGAAGTAATGACTGTACACTTCAAACTGTATCCCAAACAGCAGCGGGCATTAATGACCGCTGCTCAAGAGGTCTTGTACGGAGGTGCAGCTGGCTCTGGCAAGAGTTACATGATGCGGGTATTGGCTATCGTCCTGTGTATGGAAGTAGCCAATATCAAGGTATTTCTGTTTCGACGGATGTATAAGGAATTATACATCAATCACGTATACTCACCAGATGGTTTTCTGGTGATGTTAAAGCCATTTATTGATGCTGGCGAAGTCACATTCAATAAATCTGATGGAGTCTTCAATTTCTACAATGGTGCCCAGATTTATTTATGTCATGCTCAGCATGAAAATGACATAAATGCGTATCTTGGTGCAGAAATCCATTGTTTACTGATCGATGAAGCTACTCAATTTACTGAGAAGATGATTCGATTCATTCGTACTCGTGTCCGCTTAGGTGGCCTACCACTGCCTGAACGTTGGAAGAAATTATTGCCAAAAATCATCTATGGCACAAACCCAGGTGGAGTAAGTCATTCTTACTTCAAAAGAGGATTTGTGTCTCATGGTGAAGGACACGTGTTTAAAGCCCCTATTCAAGATGGAGGTATGACGCGAGAATACGTACCTGCTAAATCCGGCGAAAACCTCGTCATGATGCGAAATGACGCTGCTTATGGCGAACGCATTATGGGCTTGGGCGATGATCGATTAGCTCAGGCTTATTTAGATGGTAACTGGGATTTAGAAGAGGGCGCTGCATTCTCTGATCTGTGGGATGCAAATGTGCATGTGTTAGACTCTATAGTTATTCCAAGAACTTGGAAGATTGATAGGGCACATGATTATGGCTACACTGCTCCAGCAGCTACTATTTGGACTGCTGAGAGTGATGGTACACGAGCTATAATCAATGATAGGCAAATCGTATTGCCACGTAAATCAATCGTTATTATCAGTGAAAAGTATTTTGCTGATAAAGAAGATCGTGGTCTGCGATTACTGCCATTCGAATTAGGTCAACAAATGCATGACCATGAGCAATCTCATAGTCTTCGCATGCGTACAGAAGCGGGTCCGGCTGATACTTCTATCTTTGATAAAGATAAAGGTATGGCCAGTATACATGATGACTATGTGAAGAAAGGTATACGATTTACTAAGGCTGATAAAAGGCCTGGTAGTCGTGAACGAGGATTCATATTGACAAGGCAGCGATTAAAAGCTGCTGCCACACGCAATATGGAGCAACCGTGGATGTTGGTAATGAGGACATGTGTTCACACTATTTCCCAATTACCTGAGTTACCAATCAGTGCAGAGAATCCGCAGGACGTAGATTCAGCTGCTAATGATCACATATATGATGCTGTTCGATACCGAGTATTGAAGAGCATGTTAACTGCAGGTACAGCAGCCGTTCAAGGCACTTGAGGCAATCATGGCAAAAGACATCAAACAATTTGCTCATCCAGATTATCTGGCTCATATCGAAGCATATGAGAAAATTCGTGATTGCTTCAAAGGTGAGGATGCCATCAAAGCCAAGGGTGTTAAATACTTACCGAAATTGTCTGGTCAACAACAACCTGATTATGACAATTACAAGTATCGTGCATTGTTCTTTCCAATTACTGGCAAGACATGTACGTCAATGGTTGGTATGGCCACTACAAAGCCTCCAAAAACCACATACCCAGATCTGATGAAGCCATTCTTCATCGATACAGAACAGAATTATCAATTCACAGAATTCTATGTGAGCATATTCACAGAAGTAGTTCTGATGGGTCGTCATGGAGTTCTGATAGATGCTCCAGAGACCGATGATATGTCTGCACAACCAGTGCCATGCCCATACATTGCTGAGAACATCATCAATTGGGAAGAAAATGAGCATACTGGCAAGCTCACCATGCTTTTACTTCGTGAGATGGAGCGAGTCAAGATTGCAAATGACAAGTTCGGGACGGAAATTCAAGTTCGATACCGTCATTGCTTCATAGACGCTGATGGGGTCTATAAAGTCGAAGAGCTGGATGATGAGCTAAATGTGGTAAAGCCTGCAGTAGCTCCTATATTCAGCGGTTCTACAATTGACTACATCCCATTTACTTGCTACGGGGCTTCAGGCGTCCACATGAGTGTGGATAAACCTCCAATGCAAGACATTTCCACAATCAACATATCACACTACCTCACAAGTGCTGACCTTGAGTGGGGCAGGCACATTGTGGGTTTGCCAACTCCAGTAGTGTCGGGTGTTGATTCTGGTACACAGTTGAAAATCGGTGGTACTTCAGCATGGGTGCTTCCAGTAGTGGAAGCAAAGGCTTATTATCTGGAATTCTTAGGTCAAGGCCTTGGATCTCTTGAAAAGGCCATGACTGACAAGGTTGGCCTAATGGCTAGCATATCCGCACGATTAGTAGACAATTCTACTCGTGGCTCAGAAGCTGCAGAAACAGTTCGCCTTCGTTATATGAGTGAATCGGCGTCACTCATTCACATCATTGGTGCAGTAGAGAATGGTACCAATATGATGTACAATATGCTCTCGAAACTCATGAAAGCTGGC